CGAAGTTTCTGTCATGTGGAAGACGCTGTTAGAGCCAGTATCTATTGTGCCGAAACACAGATTCGTGAACTGATCAACATTGGTAACGATCGAGAAATCACCATCATGGATGCGGCTCAAATTATTGCATCTGCGCTGGGACATGATAATCCTGCTTGGGCCACCACACCAGGCAAGCCCGGAAGCACTGCCAGTCGCAGACCCGATATCTCCCGACTACGAAGCATCATGCCAGATTACACGCCCATGAGTTTTGAATTGGGTGTGCAAAAATCAATTGTATAATTGGTAAACTGCTTGCTTGACATTGGTCTTAGCATAATGTACAATAAGCAATGTATAAAAAGGATATAGATGTCTAAACTCAAGATAGCAGAACTATTTTATTCAATCCAAGGCGAAGGCAGATACATGGGTGTGCCCAGTGTGTTCTTGCGTACATTCGGTTGCAATTTCAAATGTGCCGGCTTTGGCATGCCTCGAGGAGAACTCAGCAATGAAGCGGAACTTATTGATCCTGTTAACTATACCGACTACAAATCCCTTCCTCTTGTGTCTACAGGTTGTGACAGTTACGCTAGTTGGGATCCTAGGTTTCGTCATCTTAGTCCCCTTCTTTCTACTGATGCGATTGTTGATGGTATTATGGATATGTTACCGTACAAGGAATGGAAAGACGAACATTTAGTAATCACAGGCGGCGAACCTCTACTGGGTTGGCAACGTGCCTATCCTGACTTGTTGGATCATCCTAAGATGGCTGGTTTAAAAGAAATTACCTTTGAAACAAATGGTACTCAACCACTAGATGATTCTTTTAAACGGTATCTACATACTTGGGCATATCATCATGACAAGGAATACTTACGAGAAATTACATTTAGTGTGAGTGCTAAACTACCCGGCTCCGGTGAGTCATGGTCAGATGCTATACGCCCAGAAGTGGTGTATGAATATGAAGAATATGGTCACACATACTTGAAATTAGTAATAGCAACAGAACAGGATTTAATAGATGCTGAACGTGCAGTTGAGGAATATCGCAAAGCAGGCTTTGAGGGTCCTGTGTATGTCATGCCTGTCGGTGGCGTTGAGCGGGTGTATAACCTTAACAACCGAGCAGTGGCTGAGATGGCGATGCGAAAAGGCTGGCGCTACAGTGATCGACTCCAGGTGCCACTATTTAAAAACGAATGGGGCACCTGATGGGAATATTAGATCGCTTCGAGACTGAATAAATTAAATTGCGCTAATAGCAGTTATGTTTGAAGGAAAGAGATGAAAAAAATTGGATTTATTGGAATAGGTAAGTTGGGTCTTGATTGCGCCGAAGTCATGGCAGAAAAGCATGAAGTTAGAGGTTATGATATTTGCCCACGCTCAAGCAACTTAGTAAAAGTATGTGACATTGACGAATTGGTCAATGAAAGTGAGTGGATCTTTATTGCTGTTCCCACACCACATGCCGAAGGGTATGATGGCGCCGCACCCAGTTCTCATTTGGAACCTCAAGACTTTGGGTACGATGCTGTGATTGATGCAATTGACAAAATCAATACTCATGCTCGGGGATCCAAAAAAGTGGTGTTGATCAGCACAGTATTGCCAGGAACCACACGCAGAGAATTTGTCCCACGACTATTGACAAAACATCAATTTTTGTACAACCCTTACCTGATTGCCATGGGGTCAGTCAAATGGGACATGGTCAACCCCGAAATGATCATGATTGGTACCAAAGATGGCAATCCCAATGCATTAGCCGGCGAACTTCGTGAACTATATGATACTGTAATGCAAAACAATCCACGTTACGAAATTGGCACCTGGGACGAGTGTGAAGCAATTAAAATATTCTACAACACGTTTATTTCGGCCAAGATTGGCCTGGTCAACATGATTCAAGATTTTGCCATGCGTATAGGACATATCAATGTAGACACCGTGACACATGCCCTGGCACAAAGCACCATGCGTATCATGGGTCCTAAATACATGACAGCAGGCATGGGCGATGCCGGAGCCTGCCACCCACGTGACAATATTGCACTACGTTGGTTAGCCAAAGAATACAATATTGGCTATGACTTGTTTGATACTGTGATGCATGCTAGAGAAATGCAGGCAAAAAATCTTGCCCAATTCTTGGTAGATCAGTCCCGGGCCAATAACTTGCCTATTGTAATTCATGGCAAAGCCTACAAGCCAGATGTTGAGTATTGTATTGGTTCATATTCTACCTTGGTTGGTTTTTATATTAAACAAAGTGGTCTGCCGGTGGTATATGTAGATCCCTTGGCTGATGATAGAAATGAAGTAGTATCCAGTGTTGATGATCCGGCTGTGTTTCTATGGGCGCACAATCGCAAAATTACCTATGCATACACAGGTAATCAAACTGACACCCAACCATACTGCGACATAGCCGTTGGATCAATCATTGTTGATCCATGGCGGCAGTTACCAAATCATGATGATGTATCTGTTATACACTATGGGAACACAAGATGAAATTTGTTGATCGCTGGTTCAAGAAAAAATCTAAACCAAAATCTGAACTCAACACCCGGGCTCCTAAAAAAAGTGAAAAAGAGCAGGCAACAGAAAAAAATGAGCCTTGGGTAAGCATTGTGCGCATGGACATTGATCCCAACAATCTACATCAAGGTGCGTTTGAACTAGATTGGAACGAAATCTTTGTGGCACGGCTGGTCAAGGCCGGTTACATGATGAAGCCCAACGATGCTGACGCTGACATTGTGGATCGTTGGTTCCAAAATATTTGTCGGCATGTAGTTATGGAAACTTGGGAACAAGAACAGGCCATAAACAAATATAGTAATCAGTATGTAAACAGCCGCGACATCGGTGGCGGCCGGAGCGAAGTGTCATGATATTCAACCACATCAAACAACTCAAACAAGACGGTAAGAAAATTGGTATCACTTTCTCAACCTTTGACATGCTACACGCAGGCCACATTGCCATGCTCTCGGAAGCCAAGAATCATTGTGACTACCTCATCTGTGGACTGCAGACGGACCCAACTATCGATCGACCTGACACTAAAAATCGCCCTGTACAAAGTATTGTGGAGCGACAAATACAGTTGGCCGCATGCCGTTACGTTGATGAGGTTGTTGTATACCAAACCGAACAAGATCTTGTTGACTTGTTGTTGATATTGCCAGTTGATATTCGTGTGCTTGGTGTAGAATATCAACACAAAAACTTCTCTGGCATGGAGGAATGTGGAGTGCGTGGCATTGAGTTGGTATTCAACGGCCGGGATCATTCGTTCTCCAGTTCAAGTCTACGCAAGCGTGTGGTTGCGGCCGAGACTGAAAAAGTACTGCTACAAAAATGATATTGTATGTGAATGGTTGCAGCCACTCTGCGGCCGCCGAGGCCGCTGTGCCACATGCATGGGCTATAGATGATGGACAATACTGGAATAGAGGAACAGAACCACACCCTGCAAATTTAGCAGTCAGTTACGGCCGATACATCGCTGATGCATTGGGTGCGGAACTAATCTGTCAGGCCAGTTCCGGCGGCAGTAATGATCGTATTATACGCACCACACAAGCATGGATAAAAGACAATCCTGACTGTGTTAAAGACACATTTATGATTTTGCAGTGGACCACTTGGGAGAGAGAAGAATGGTTACACAATGGTACCTGGTATCAAGTAAACGCTAGTGGTTGGGACATAGTTCCCCCTGAACTACAAGATCGGTACAAAAACTATGTTGTAAACATAAATTGGAATGTCAAAACACTCGAAGCACATGATAAGATTTGGCAAATGCACCATTACCTTAAAGATCTGGGCATACGGCATTTGTTCTTTAGTGGGCATAGTACTTTTAGTGATATCCGAAATCAACAAGGTTGGGGCAAAAATTACATGCACCCATATATTCGGGAAGAATCCTACCATAATTGGCTAAAAAACAACGGTGGAACCTATGCAAATGCCGCAAGTTACCATTTTGATGCCAAAAGTCATAGACTTTGGGCTGAACATGTGTTACAATACATCAACGATAACAACTTGATTGAACACCGTGAAATACGTACTGATTGATACTGCCAACATGTTCTTTCGTGCTAGACACGGAGCATTTAGAGCCGCAGACTCTTGGACCAAACTGGGCTTTGCCCTGCATGTGACCTTGATGGCAGTGAACAAGATGGCCCGGCGATTTGAAGCAGATCATGTGGTATTCGCACTAGAAGGACGTTCGTGGCGCAAGGACTACTACAAACCCTACAAAGCAAATCGTGCTGTGGCCCGTGGTAAAATGACCGAAGCAGAAGCAGAAGAAGACAAACTGTTTTGGGAGACGTATGACGAACTGACTAAATACTTGGCTACGAAAACTAACTGTAGTGTTATCCGTTGTGCCACTGCCGAAGCAGATGATATCATAGCACGTTGGATTGCTTTACACCCCCAAGATGAACACACCGTTGTAAGTTCAGACACTGACTTTGTCCAGTTGCTGGCACCCAACGTTAATCAATATAATGGTATTACAGATGAACTTTTAACCTTGGAGGGCATATTCGATGCTAAAGGTAACCGTGTCAATGATAAGAAAACTAAACAGCCAAAAACGATCCCGGATCCAGCCTGGTTGCTATTTGAGAAGTGTATGCGTGGCGACACCTCAGACAACGTATTCAGTGCGTATCCTGGAGTACGTGAAAAAGGCACAAAGAATAAAGTTGGTCTCCGTGAGGCCTTTGGAGACCGAGACAAGCGCGGATACTCTTGGAACAACATGATGTTGCAACGTTGGACCGACCATGAGGGTGCGGAACATCGTGTGTTGGATGACTACGAACGCAATCGTACCTTGATTGACCTCACAGCCCAACCAGACGACATTAAACTCAACATAGACACAGCCATACGTGAACAAGTTAGTCACAAGGATGTGGGACAGGTGGGAGTGAGATTTATGCAATTCTGCGGCAAGTACGAATTGAACAAGTGTAGCGATGCGGCCGAACAGTTTGGTCGCTGGCTCAACGAAACATATAAAGGAGTGCTAGATGATATTGGCCAAACCCATAGTGGACAATCAGTATTACATACTCAAGAAGGATGATCGCAAGATTGGCCAACTCGAAGTAAAAGAAAATGGCAACTGTACCATAAAAATTCTCGACAGTGTAGTAAGTTACAAAACCATCAAGATGGCCCGAGAGGCGGTTGACATACAATTTGAGCCGGCTGAAACTGTAACACCACTGCCACCAAACATGGTGTATGGTCACGAAGTTGCGGGAGATGTGTTTAATCCATTATGGGATGTCAAACACAAGTTACCATTGTTCACCAGAGAAGACAAATCTAAATCGTGGTTTGCCGCCGGTTGGTACCGAGTCAAGCAACATCGCAAGTGGCGAGTGGTACAGCACCCTAAACTTATTACCTTGGAACGTTATGCCTACCAAGGCCCATTTCAAACCAAGGAGCAAGCCGGTGTCTAATCCATTTAGAGATCAAGAAAAGTTCATGCGAGCCTGCGAACAAACTGTGGGCGAGTTCAACGAGGCGCAATATCAACTGTATTGCAATCTCATCTCGGAAGAATTTGATGAATTGGTAGCTAGTAAGACCAAGGTGGATGATCTTGATGCGCTGATTGATATATTAGTCGTAACCATTGGTGCTATCCATAGTCTAGGTGCTGATGCAGAAGGTGCATGGAAAGAAGTCATGAGCACTAATTTTTCTAAAATCGACAAACAAACAGGTCGAGTACGCAAACGTGAAGATGGCAAGGTACTCAAGCCGGCTGGATGGACTCCTCCCAATCTAGAACCGTTTGTGACATGAGTCTGCACATAAATCGTTTTGTAGACAGCATCAAAGCACACGAATCACGCGGTCAGCGTGATTTTGTCATGACCATGCGTGAAGCCAAAGATTTACATGGTGATATTACAAAACTATTACTGACACTAGAGTCCTTGCATACACGAAATACACTGTCAAAACAAGAAACCATCTCGGTAGAAATAAGTGGTGGCGGTTTCAAAACCACGTAGTTTTTGAGATAAATAAACTACGGAGATAATGATGTCGAGACCCAAGCCAAATGTGCTGATTGAACACACTGACAAAGCAACTTACAAGACCGAACAAGTGTTGGCTAGTGAAGGAGTGTGGGCTGTGTTTTTTGATTATAAACCTATCAATCTCAAAACTTCTAACATGCTCACACAATATCCAGGACCCAAGTACAAAAAAGTTTCATTTTCCAATCCTGGGCATGCCAAGAACTTGGCTCGCAAACTCAACACACAATTCAAGACTGATAAGTTCACAGTGGTGCTCTTGACACAGGGGGCTCAAGTGTACCCCGATGCCCGATAAACAACGTCTCACTCAACAACTGTTGACTCAACTGCCAGTAGATAACCGGCCCGGTCTAGAGGAGGCACTCAAAGCATGGTGGCAAGATCCACGCGACGATGGCGGATTGAGATTGAGCATATCTGGATATGATACTTTTAAATTTTTGTCAATTGAACAACATGCGTTTGATTTTACAAAAGTGTTGAGTCCCAGTTTGCTGATGACCTTGAACCGGAAACTGGACTGTCCCTACTATCTCAAGGCAGGTAAAACTCCCAAACTAATCATATTCGGCAGTCAACAAGCCATCATGTATGCCATGTATGGTGACTTGGAAAAGTTTTTACGCTATCTCGACCGCACATAAAATGTAACCCAAAGTATTACTTTTTAGAAACCCAAAAATGTAACAAAAAGTACTACTTTTTTGTTGCAAAATACAATGACATTTCGGTTGACCAAAAAAGCAATTTCGGTTATAATACATGTATGGAACTTAAAAAGCAATCACGCAAAAAACGAGTGGACCGTACACACATTGTTTACTTCGTCCAAATTGGCCTGGAGTACTACATTGGTGTTACAGCAAAAACTCAACGCACCATCAACATGAGCCTGCGCTCACGTATCAACAAGCACATGTATCGCTCACGCACAGAAGACAAGAGTTGGAAGTTGTACGAAGCAATTCGTGCCGCTGGTGAGTCGGCTATTAACTCGGCAATCATAGACATTGTGCGTGGCAAGACTGAAGCCCATCAACTGGAGCGTGAACTAATACGAAAGTACACACCTGCACTCAACACCGATGTGCGGGTAAAAGCGGTTGACCAATAATTGCCATTTTGTTATAATACTTGTATAGAAACTAAAAGGAGCCTTCCATGACAGTAACAGTTAACGGTGTCAAAGTAGACACAATCGTAGCCGAAGCCAAGTCAGCCGCCAGACAGGCCGCTGAACGTTTTTTCCAAGAAAAATTAGGCGGACGAGATCAATTTGCTTGTGGCTTTGCCTGGGTTGACATTTTTGGTGTTCGAGGCAATACCAAACTTGGTAAGGCACTAAAAGAAGCCGGTGTCAAGAAAAGCCACACAGGTGCTTTCCAAATTTGGAATCCAGCAGACATGTACGTGCAAAACGTAGACACACTAGAGGCAGGTGCCCAGGCCGCGGCTGATGTTTTCAAGCGATACGGCTTCACTGCCTATGCTGGTAGCCGTTTAGATTAAGGAAACGTCATGATTGAAATGTTCTTATTCCTGGCCATTACCTTTGTGATCAAAGTTTGGTTTATCAACAGATACATGTAAGGAAAAATATGAGACTATCACCACTTGACGAGCGTATGAATGCAGACATTGATGCGCTAATTGCCAAACTGGAAGCGGCAAAGACAAGTCGCACATATCTACAACGTGCCAGCCTTGTGGGCAAGGTGGCAGAACAATGTCAAAGTTATGAATTTTATTGGGAAGATAGACTTTACAGTTTGATGGATTAAGTGTATAATAGCACTGTAATTACGGAGTTGAATCGTGAACCAGATCAGTCAATATCTAATCAGCATTGGTAGACCACCATATGTGAATGGTCGGCGGATAGGACAAGCCACGCCTTGCGTGAGTTATGGTCGACCCGCTTGGTTCATCTCGTTTTATGATGGGTATACTCATGTCAACAATCCTGTGTTCACGGATGAAGACGGCCTGAACGGGGCACCCACCGTTCGAGAATACGCAACGAACTTAGGATATGAACCATGTACCAACTAATCTTTACATTTTTAGTCACAACACAGGCTGGTATTCCAGGCTTTCACATAGAACGTGTCAGTCAGTTTAGAGAACTAGA